GTTTACAAAGTTGAAACTTCCACTAAATGAACCAGATGTATATCCGGCAGATCCAGATACAAACAATCTCTTTTTTGTAGAAGCGGTTACATTGCTCAATCGTCCTGAAAAATTTGCAATAAAACTAGTACCAGAAATAGTATCGGATGTCAAACTAAACTTTCTCCAAGTACTACCAGAGTATATAAAAAGAGAACTTGTGTTGTATGCTAACCAACCTTCGTTTCCGTAAGAAGATGTTGTTTGTGGAGCAGCATGCCAATTTGGTGTGGTAAAGATCGTCTCCGATCCCTTGTTGGATGCATAAACTTCCAATATCTCATCAATTCCAAAATTTTTATCTTCAAAGGTTGATGAGTTGTTGATGTATGTATCTTTAGCTGGATATATAAATTTATGCATATTAGACTACCAATCCTTTTATGTCGGAGTTTGGATATTTAACTTCAAATACTGATGGATCTTTTGAAGGATATACAATATTGTTTTGAGTAGCGATACTGATGTTATAAGCAATAGGAGAATAATTTCCATCATCGATTGTTAAATTCTTTACCTTAATATCAGTAACAGATTGGACTCCTTCAACCTTCATAATTTCAAAATTTAATTGACTGAGATTAATAGGTTGATTGAAACTCCACTTGTCAATTTCAAAAAATGATTTAACAGATTGAATACAATTATTTAAAACATCACGTTTATTAAATCCTTGGAATACTGAAATTTTAAATTCTACGCCGATGTTGATTATAAATCCATCGATTATATTAATTTTATCAGTTAATATTCTATAGTTTTTTATGTAAGTAATCAAGTTTTGAAGTGTAGCTTGATTTATCGTTGTCAAATTTTTATTTGCATCATAACCCAACAAATATAAATTGTTTGTAAATGGATTATTCGATTCCAAAAACTTTCTTCTGTCTAACGGATTAATTGGATTTAAATCGACATTTAGATTATTATTAATAGTTGTTATACCAGAAACCAAACCATTGTATGTAACTTGTTGTGTTAGATTACTTTGAACATAAGCTTTGGCAACGTTTCCCAAATCTGGAGGAAGAGCATATACTCTTAATAAAAAGTCATCTTGAGTAACCATTCTGTTTTGAGAAGAAAAGTTAAGCATAGCATTTTGTCTGATTTCTTCATCAGATTCTGCATCATCGCCACCAGTTGAAGCTTCATTATTGTTTACTCTCAAAGAGTTTTTAACGTTATTCAATAATGAAATTTCACTATCGGTCAAACTAGTTGTGTCATTTTGAAAAGATGTTGCTGATATTTTACGTATATCACCAGAATTTACATTTGAATTAATACCACCACCGATTATATAGGTGATTGTTAATGTTGTGTTAGAAGGAGACACACCATAAGAGTTGCTCTTTAGTACATTTGTACCATCTAAACTAATATTTAAATTCTTGAGATTAGATAATGCAACACCAACATTTGTTGGGTTTGGTACCACAATCGTATTTTCAAAATTCTCAGTATTTGCACCAAATTGAATATATGTGAAATTATTCTCGTCGATTGTTGTCACGAATCTTTTTTCAGTTCTTAAGTATTTAAGAATCTTTGGAGTTTCGCCTCTATATTTTGACAATGTTTGATTTGTAAGTGGAACATTATCAACTTTTAGTGGAATTGTATCTTGAGCTAGATAGTCAACTTCATAATAGTTGTTATTATTGCTATCAACCACACTAACAACTTTCAACACATTCGTTTCATCCAACTTAATCGATAAAAATGGAGTAGCTGCATTAACACTTACTTGTTTAGTTACAGTAGTGCCAGAATAAGCTTTGGTTGATTTCTTAAGTAAGAAGAATTGTGGTGCTCCCATTGCATCTCTATTGAAAACGCTAATCTCTCTTGGTGAGAATAATGTGTCTTGTGTAAAATCTAAACTTTCTTCAACTATAAAATTGACCCCACTTATGCTTGATAGTTGAGTAAATGGTCTTAATATCAACGCATAACGTTCGTCTGGTATATATTCGTTATTGGTTGTTTGTATAGAAGGTATTAATTGAAATATATCAACGTCGGTTGATGATGCGGATGATACCTTTGGTTTGTAACCAAGAAATTTAGCCGAGTTAATTATATTTCTACGATCAACCGCAAATTGGATAAAACTTTCTAAAAATTGTTGATCTGTATAATATGATAATACATCACCAACATATGCGGCTTGTTCAATAAAAATCTGACCTGGAGAACTTTCACTGAAATCTCTATATGACAACGGATAATACTGCTTGGTGAAGTCAATAAGTTGTTGTTTTAAAGATGTGAAATCCCTATTCACATAGTTAACATCCTTTGTGTTTGTTCTAAACGTTTTGTTAATTATTTCTGACATCAGATTCTAGGGTTTGAAATTGCTACATCCGTCGTTGCAGTCGTATTATTATAAGTAAACACGACGCTTATAAATATCTTATTCTTATCATTATTAATTGTTCCAGTGAAATTTTGTTCATTGGATAATTGAACTTTTACATCATTTACAATCACACCATTAACAAACTTATCAACATCACGTTGAACTGCATCAACGATAATTTCCTTAGACACTTCCAAATCATTCATTTGAAACAACAATCCATATAAACTTGAACCAAATGAATTGTTGAATCGTCTTTCTCCGGGTTTAGTTAACAATAGGTTCTGAATATTTGAGGACAATTGTTCAGCAGTCAAAGAGTTGGTTTGGAAGTATCCATCCTGACCTAGAGTAATTGGTAGTTTTAAACCTAATGCTTTTTTAGCCATGTATTAAGCCTTGTTTCTCTTCGTATCTATAACCTTCATCAACTTTGAATAGTCTCTGGTTATAGCTTGATAAACACCTTTTACTTCGGCAGGAGCATTTTCAGGAGCTTTAACCGGAGCCACAGCTTCATTGATAATTGATGAATCTCCACCTATATTTGAAAATCCTCCGGATAAACCAACATATTGACCTTCTCTTGGAATTCCACCTTTGGTTTCATTTAGTATTTGGTTCAACATTTCGTTGTTTGTATATTTAACAAACTTCTTTGGTGGTGTAGGTACAACTTCTTCTTGAATAGATTCTTCAAGCATTTCTTCCATCTTGATAGGAGCATCTTCTCTTATTTTGGTTTTTTTAGAGTCGTCTGCGAGAATTATCTCTGCTAAACACGATCTTAGTTCTTTTTTAAGAATAGATTTAACTTCTTGTTGTACTATTTTTTTGATTATTTCTTTCAATACATCACTTTTCATACGCTTATATATATAATTATACTAGACCAGACAGATTTTGATTAATATTTGATATTTGTTCGGTGCCTACATTTGGCAACGACATAGCTTCTTTTTGAAAATCGGACGAGGATGGAACGTTTATATCCCCAGTATAGTCCTTTGGTTTTTTTATCTTAACCGTTTTAATTCTTGGCTGACTTGGTGGTTTAGGTATTTTTGGTTTTGGAATACCACTTCTAATCGATGATAACTTTGCAGCTGCAGCACCTAAAGCCCCTCCAGCAACTGCTCCTATTATTGCACCTTTACCACCACCAGCTAAAGCTCCTATACCAGCACCAAGTCCAGTTCCGGCTAAAGCACCTCCAGTTATACCTCCTAGTGACAATCCTGTACCTACGGCGGCTCCTCCTAAACCACCAATCAACGCACCTTTACCACCACCAGCTAAAGCTCCTATACCAGCACCAGCAGCCCCACCCAATAAACCAGCTCCTAAAGCCTTTTTAGCAGCATCGACTTTAGCTATAGCTTGTGTAGATGTTATTTGTCCAGTTCTTGGATCAATAACTTTATCGTTTCCAGCAATTGATGTTGGATTGAATTTGTCTGGATTCCAGTCTTTACCCAATCCATCGGCTTTAGACTTTAGACTACCAACTACACCTCCTAATGTTGCACCAGACAATCCACCAATCAATGCACCTTTACCACCACCAACTAAAGCTCCTATACCAGCACCAGCAGCCCCACCCAATAAACCACCGGTTAATCCATTTAAAGCACTGCTGGCTGATTTAGCTTGACTAGTTACACCACTAACGGCTCCTTGAGCCTGGTTAGTTACACCACTAGCCGCACCTTGAACTTGACTAGTTACACTACTAGCTGCACCTTGAGCCTGACTGGTTACGTCACTAGCCGCACCTTGAACTTGACTAGTTACACTACTAGCTGCACTTTTAACTTGAGATGTAGCACTACTCGCTGCGTCCTGGGCTTTTGAGGCTGCTTGTTGTGCTACATTTGGATCTAACGACTTTACTTCTTGGGACGGAAGTTTTATATTGGGATTATCTACTACAGGAGCTTTATTGGCAATTCCTGATATCGTTTGTGTAGGTGGTCCTACTAAAGCAGGATCTGGATCGGTAAATGGATCTTGTCGTTCCACTTTAATTCCTTTACCAGAACCACCAACTTGATCAGCTAAAGTTTGTAATAAAGATTCTCTTAGTTGTTTAAAAGCATAATTGAAGGCTTCACCTGGAGTTTTACCCACAGAAATTAAACTTTTATTGTCCGCAGCTATAATTACTCGTAAAGTTTTGCCGTTTGACAGTATTCTTGGGACTTTAACATCTCCACTCAAAACTAAAAATACTCTAAAAAGACCCGTAAGTTCATCTCGTTTCGATGTTGAAAATTTTCCACTTAAATTAAAACCCAATTCATTAGGAAAATTTGTGTCCGTAGACAATTTTTTTATAGAAAAATTTGGGGTTGGAGCACCATCCTCCACTATTGCATTTGGCTTTACAAGATCAACTTTTGAATAAAATGAGTTTATAGCTCTTCTATATTCATTAGCATTAAAAACGCTACCATTCCAAGCTACATTTTCCTCATAGGCTATATAATAATCGCTCATAATTAATCTTGAAATTCAAATTCGATTTGTACCGGACCTTCACGACGATTTCTACCTTTGAAATCACCAACTACACCTTCACCGGTTACGGTATTAATCTTAACTGGATCACGACATTCAGCGCCGCTACCCGGTGGCTTAACACCATTACTTCCCGGAGCATAACCTCCGCCTGTCAAAAATACTCGTCTACTCAAAGTTTTGTGTAAGTTATCTCTTAATAATTGTAGTTTGATTTGTTGTACTGGTATATTTGTTTGATCCGGCACAGCATTAAGTGTATTTTGTTGATTGATAGCGCCGGCATCTTCATGACCATGTGGATGTGGATGTACATGATGGTACCAATGAACGTGATCCAACATCCAATTACACAAATCATATAACCAATCAACCGTAGTCTGACCTAACATCGCTGGCTCGTTGGTTTCTCCATATTGTCCGAGAAATATTTGTGGCGAGTTTAAACATGTCAATCGATTTGTTGTTATTACAACTTGATCATTGGCATCGACTGAATACTCATTATCAGTAACAACCGCATAACGTTGTTTACTAAAATGTAGAGTTTCTGCAAATCTACTACTCAACACCAATCGATCTGTGTTTATAACAATTTGGTCACCAGTCAGAACAGGCATTACAAATTTTGTGGAATTATCGGGATTGAATTTGGTTTGTTCCTCGGTTGGTTCGTTATCCGCAGATACACCAAATATACTTTTATATATTGTAGTTTTCCATTTGGATTGAGTTGCACCACTAGATATTTCAATAGTGCTACCATCGTGATTTATATCTTCATCAATTTGTCCACCATAATTTTTTTCTTGACCATTGATTTTTGATATCTTTGGTAACTTTGGATGTACAAATTGATCTACATCTCTAGAAATATTTCGCTGTCTATTTCTAATAGTAATTTTTGGGTTGCCATATCCACCAGCGGATGATTTTTTAAATAAATACTTATCTAGAACATAAGACGAATCTTTAATATTCTTATCGATCAATCTATTATCATCATAAGCACTAAATCTTATAGATTGACCAAATCTACTTTCTATTGATGTGTCACCCTCGTATTTTTTAACAGATCTAATATAAGGATTAACAATAAAATAATTTCCAAAAAATCCAGTTTGATTCAAACTAGTAAACACTGGATGTGAAATATAACTTTCTTTGTTTGTAGGTTTTAAATATGGAATTGCACTATTTGATGTATCACTCGCGGACTTTTCAGTTACAAAATCTCCATTTGTACCAACAAAATTAAACTTACTAAGTGGTTTGGTATAAAAGTAACTATCACCGATTTTTAATACCATTACTTGTTCATTTATCAAAGGATATTGTGTTATTGTATTATCCAATGGAATGGCCCATGGTAATTTTTCAACAGCTGTTTGTTTTTCTAAACTTAGTATTCTTATTTTTGCTCTACCAATATAGCTATAATCAACATCCGATGGAGATGGAACATTCGTGTTGTAGTTTACTGGCACTTGTTGATATTTTATTGTTGGTGATGAATATGTATTAGGATCATTTTGATTCTTACCCATATATGGATGATTTTCATCCAGTATAATATCAACTACAACAGCTAATTGAAAGTTTGGATTTGCTGAAAGAATATTTGATGGATCCATGGATTTAGCCTGTTGGCTAAGGTTCCTAACAATATTCATTACATTGGTAGAGCTACTCATTTTATTCAGTGGTTTTACTTATCTTTATCACTTCATCCATCAATTGTTTACGTTCTTCTTCAGAAATTAATGTTTGTAATCCGTCAGGTGTATTTTCAGTCTTTGCAACCATTCTTTGTACAACCGCTGCTATTTTAATAAGTTGTTCATCATTCTTAACTCCAACATCAAAGTAGTCTTTAATAAGAGGTACAATAATAACAGCATCATTAACAGTCTTTATCAACCCTCTGAGTTCAGAAACCACTATATCAATTTGATCTTTCTTATTTTCAGAATTCTTTACAATATCTTTGCAAAGGCCTGAAAAGGATTTTCCCTTGTATATCTCAAAATTTAGATCCATATCATATATATAGAAAAAAACCACCTAATTTCTTAGGTGGTTAGTTAATTTAATTGTTTTTAAATAAATCCTCGGTTTAGATAGTTCTGCATTATGAAGCTCTGATAGCTTTTCATTTTATTAATAACCTTAGTAACTTGTTGTGTTTTACATCCACTAATTTCTCTAATATAGAGATATAATGTTTTTTTGTTAAATGTCTCTAATCTATCACAACCTCTAAATAACTCTATAACAGCATATGCAATATTTAAATCTTTTTCTTTATTGAAAATCTTACTAATATTCTTTTCCCAATAATTCATGAGCAATTTCATTAATTCTTGTGTTTGTACATTTTTATGATGTGCATCTTCAGTTTGCAAACATACAGATGATTCACCGGGAGTTTCTGAAATATCTACATGTTGATTGAATCGTTTATAATTTGTGTTGTTGTGGAATATCAAATAATTCTTGGCAACGATGCTAAAATAGCTAAATGCTTTACCTTTACCAGCTTGAAATTTATGCATATTTATAACTAAATGTGATACGGTTTCTCTTTGAATTTCAAGTGGACTATTATCAAAATACGTAAATTTAAACGTGTTAAATATATTCTCAACTAATTTTTCAAAACTATACCTAATTTTATTCTCGTATATGTTGTTTCGTATATTAACATCTTCTTCTTTATTATATAGTACAATAGCTTCTTCAGTAGCCTTACTAAAATAAATCTTTTCTTTCTTGTTTCTACCACGTCTTCTTTTCTTTGGTTCATTTTCATCAACCAATGTGATCTCATCCGATTCATTAGGATCTGTTACGGCTTTTGGAACAATGTTACTTCTGGGAACAACAATATCTGATATTTTTTTTAACTTTGGTGTTTTTTCTTTTTTAGTATCAAATACTTTCTTTTTCTCAACATCTTTCTTCAGTACAACTGAAATAGAAATCTTTGGCTTCTTAGAAACCTTAGTGACTTTAGATTTACTCGTTGTTTTAACAAGCTTATTCTTAGTTTTTATTGGTTTTTTCATTAATGTTGGTTGGATTATCGGAATCATCATCATTTATCCTTTCGTTGGTTATCTTTATAATATTAACGATGTCAGAAAACATAAATCCAACATCGTCGTCTTTTTCAAAGATACCACGATTATCAATATCCTTCAACTTTTTGTATACATTATTTACCAACCCTTTAAAGTCAACTAACCATAATTCAAGTACGTCTATCGTATAAAATGCACGACGCAACGAGACGAACAAAAAAATGTTGGTAACTAACGAAATTAGTAAAACAAATATTAAAAAGTATATCATTCGATTATTCCACTATATCATCGGGCACATCAATAAATTCTGTTATGTAATCTAATGATTCTTTAACGGAGTTCCAATCGGTATTTTCATAACTATACTTAATTAGTCTGTATAGCTCTCGCAATTCTTCTTCGTTCATATATATTGAATTCTATCCTCAAGTATAAAATATATATTACGATTTTAGAAATTTAATTTTTTTATTTAAAAACTACTAAACATTCCTCTAACACCCGGCACTTTTTGTTTTACAATTTTCTCAACAGGCTTTTCAACCTCCACAATTTTCTCAACCTCCACAATTTTCTCAACCTCTACAATTTTCTCAACAGGCTTTTCAACCTCCACAATTTTCTCAACAATTCTTTCTATAATCTGTGGTTCAGATTTTTCGGTTGCAATAGTTGATTCTATGGGTTTTTCTTCAACCTTTTTATCATTCTTATAGATTTCATAATCAGTTTTATCTTCTTCATGTGTGTTATCAGAAGAAATATTATATGCCAACAATAATATAATTGCTAGTGGATCAAAGACTACAATCAATACAACTATGAACCATTTAGCAACTTTTTGAATAGTTGTGTTAAATTCATCAGCGACAAATTTAAATGTAGTTAAATCTTTTTTCTGACTATTTTCAATTTTCAATTTAAATATATTATCATCCAACTTGGAAATCTTATCACCAGAAACCTTTAACTTTTCATTTTCAACTTCCATTTGTTTATTTATATCACCAATCTGATCATTGATTTGATTTTGTATATTTTGAAACTGAATTGGGTTTCTGGCAATAACTACATTAGTTAAGGTTTCTGTTAATCTGGACTCCTGTGAACTTCTTAACTTAAATAGATTACTTATAGATGTCTTTGTAGATTCTATCTTCTTACTTTCTTCGGTTTTTTGTATTTCAAATGCAAAAATCTTAGATATAGACACTTCATTTTCTAATGATGATTTTTGAAATGCGGATGTCAAAAATCCAAAAATACCCAATGATGTTATACCCATCAATGCAAATATAGCAAAAATCATGTATATACGCATTAATATATTAGCTTTATTCCAATATCTAAATAACCAAGATGTTGTCACCAATTTGCCTAGTTCCAAAGAAGAGGCCATTATCATAGCAGCAATAGTTGCACCTGAAAACAACATACCAATTCCGTATACACTAAAGTACGCAGCACATCCGGCAATCAATAAAGAGCTAAGTATCACCAAGTGTTTAAATTTTATCATATATATAAATATTTGAATATTAAAAAACCCCGCTATTTTTAATGTAGCGGGGTTTAATATAACCACAATTGACTATTAATCAATCTTTATTTTTTTGGTTTCTGGAATTGTAGGTTTGATCTTTGACAATGTAACCCTTAACAACCCATTTTCAAATTTTGCGGATGGATTTTTGCGATCAATTTGATCACCTAATGTAAAACTTCGTTTGAAATTGCTATGTTTCAATTCTCTACGAATATACTTTCCTGTAAATTCCCTATCATCAATCTTTTTAATCTTTTGACCACTAATAGTAAGAACATTTTCTTGTACATCAACAGAAACATCTTCTTTAGATAGACCTGGAATCTCTGCTAGAATTTCCACCCGATCATTGTAATCAACAACATCTACACGTGGATAACTTTGTTTTTCAAAAAAACCCACACCTAATTCTTTATTTAGTTCTGGAAAATGTGCCGCGAATACTTCATCGAATACACGGTCAAATGGCGTTAAAAACTCATCACGATCAACGTGACGTAATGCAAACGGACTATATTTAATTACTGACATATATTTACCTTTCTTTTAATAATTCAATTGAACTTATTAACCTAATAGCCTCACTCGAGCACTATAGTGAATAACACATTGTGTCGTTCAAATATATATATAACACAAATTTAGTAAAATGTCAATATCTATTTTAGATTGTTGATTATTCTATATCCCACACTAATTCGGGTTGTATTTGAATACACACAATGCCAAAGAAGTTCATCGATTTTGTTTGAAATCTTGAAATATCTTAAAGTCCATCCCAGATTATCTTTATCCGTTATAATTTCTTTTGTGATTGGATCTCTATATTTAAAATAAGAATCCCCATTCTCAGAATAAGTTATATAACATCGTAAATATGGAGTATCAGCATTTGTATGCCATCCCATATATCCGTTTTTAGGATATAAAAAATTTCCCGATGAAATAATTGAACTTTTTAGGAATTTTTTTTGTAAAAAATATATAAACTTTGAATTGTACTTTTTAGTGAAACTTTGATCTATATGAATTAACTTTTTATTATCATTTGCTTTTTGGTAATCATCAAATCGATCAGAGTTTTCAATCAAATCTAACAATATACTATCAGAACAATAATGTTCATTGTTAGGAGTAGTGGAAATTTGATTAGATATTTTAAATGTATAAAAATCTTTTATAAAATTGTCTAAAAATGATTCTTTAATATTATCACGATAAAACTTCATTTCCATAGAATATGTATTTTAATTTTTTATTATTAATCATTTCATAACATTGTTTTTTGTTATTAAATATTGGTTGTCCATCACAATTCAATGAAGTATTTAACAAAAATGGAATTCCTGTTTTTTCATAAAATTTACTAATTAATTTATAAAACGACGGATTCGTATTTTTATCCACGACTTGTAATCTTACACTCCCATCAACATGTAGTATTTCTTTTAAATTATGTGACAATTTACCATCACTCTGATTTATAAATAACATATAAGGATCAGCTTGATTTTTTCCAAAATACGTATCAAGATGATCATCTAGTATAGATATAGCATATGGTCGCCAATACTCTCTATTTTTTACACATTTATTAACGATATTTTTAATATCGACAATTGTTGGATCTGCTAAAATACTTCTATTTCCAAGTGCTCTTAAACCTACCTCTCCATTGCTTTGATACCAACCAATCAAATTTTTATTAGCTAAAAGATCGACTGCGTAATTTATAACATCATCTGATACATCGGAAATTTGATCATTCGATTCTACCAAGTATGGATAGTTTGGAATTTTTAATTCTAAACCATCTTTATTTAACAAAAACCATAACAATCCAATAGATAGTCCTCCATCTGTACAATGTGGAATCGGAGTAAAATTTGGAAATTCACATCTAATTTGTGTATTTAAAATAATGTTTTGTGCTACACCCCCACTAAATAAAATCGTTTCATCGGTGGAAAAATACTTTTTAAGTAAAGTTATAATAGATCGACCATAGTATTGTTGAGTTGTATATAAAAAATCAATAAATTTTTGATTGGTGAGTGAAAAAAAAGATCTCGGATATTGCAGATATACCAAATCATATAACTTATTATAAAATAAATCGTCGTATTGTATTTCGTCGATCAATTTACCCCCAGCACACAACCCCATTAATTTACCTGGTATATCTAATATATTACCACGTATTCCCGCAAATCCACCGACCGTTTGTAAAAAATATCCATATGAAAAACATTTTGAGGCAAATATAGATTTTATATCATCATTATATGATCTAAACATTCTGATACTAAAATTGTTATCTCCTCGACCATCGATCACCACATATCCAACATTATCTTTATTTTTAATAAGAGGATTGCATGATAATGCGTGTGCATAATGGTGATCTAAGTAATAACTTTCTGTGGCAAATGAAAAATCATTTCTGCGTTTAAACAAAATTTCCTCTGATAATGGTTGTAACGATTTACATGAACTATAACTTATTTTATCTGGAACTATATTTTTTTGTTTACAAAATAGTTTTATTCTATCTATATCACATCGGTCGTGTTTTATTCCAGTCAATCGTTCTAATAAAAAATAAGAAAATTTATTGGTCAGAGAGTCATATACAGAAAAATTAGAATCGTGGCCACCTAAATAAAAACCAAGATATTGCATGTATATATGTTATATCATTTCTTTATATGTGAATAATATAGGTGGCATAACGTGGTTTAAATCAGTGAAATTTGTACAAATATCTAAAGATTTTGAAAAGTCAACGGGTAAATCTCTAAGTTGTTTTTTTACATTTTCAATTTTTGATAACTTATCCGGATTAGTCATACATTTTAATTGTTCCACGTCCAATTCTTTTAATACTTCATTTCTTATATTCTTTAATACATACAACATTATATTTTTTGCAATATCCATATTAATAGTTATGGTCTTATTTTCGTAATCCATAATATATGCCGATAAAAAATTTAAATTTGGATCTGAGTTTTTTATAAAATCGTGTACATCATCCAAAACTATAGCTTTATTACTTAAAATAGCATCATTCAATGCATCGAATGGATATTCAAAAATAGAATAACATGACTCTCCGTTTTTATTTGTCCAATACGCGTGTTTATAATTTTTCATATTTTAATATCTTACTTGTATACTACAAATGAAGTGTAGGTTGGAAAAAATGAAGTGTTATAGATTGTAAAACTCTGCCGACCATCATCCGGATAGTTCAGATTTATATACTTATTTGTTGATTTTATTATAAAATTTAAGGCAGTCCGGCTGGTGACTTCTGTTACTTGTTGAGCGCTAAAATTCAAGTTGTTCTCGACCGTTAAACCCGCCGGAAGACCAAACGAATATAGTACTACACCATAATTAGTAGTACCAGCTGTATTAGCAAAATCTATTGTCATAGTTCTAGTGGGGACGTTATCCTGAGATGTAGCCTGGATACCTGTTAAAGTGACTCCAGTAACATTAAATGAACTGATCAACGTACCATTCGCTGGAAAAGATGCGTGGGCAAATGCGATTGGCGACCCACCTGCGCCACCAGATGATTTAAAAGCACTAGCGGTTAAAGCATAACTACTACTTACAGCATAACTTGCTGTACCATTATAAGATACTTTTTTACCCGTGCCTTTAAAGTTAGTAATATTGTCTATACCTCTGAATGATCCTGTCACTCCTCTGTTAACATTTAACTTTCCATGTATATATGTATTTCCGCTAGCAGATACATAAAACGTTGGAGTTAATGTTGTTACAGCACTCGCAGATCCATAATTAACCAATATAGCTGTAGATCTATGTTCTACAGCTGCAGGTACACTCCACGGCCCTTCGCCACTACCACTAAACATATCTATTTGTAGTTTGGCTCTTAAATATTTACTGAATGATCCTGTAGCTTCTTCAGGTGGTTGAACGCCTATACCTATAGCACCATCTCTGGATGGACTATTTGAAATCATATATGGCCAAAAATAAAAACCATTTCTTCTTTGTACCATACCATAACATTCGTCGGTAGTACTTTGTGCTTTTATAGTGGATGATGAAAATGCATTAGAACCAATTGGAGCGACAAAAGTTAAACTTCCACTCGTAGCACTAAGAAGTGTCCATGAGTCATAAGTTGGATATGGTTCACTACTATTATAATTAGCCAGAGCAATTCCAGCCTGATTATATTTAGTACCACCACTAGTTAATCCACGACTTGCAATTTTTAAATAATTAAATGGTAAAGACGATGAAATACTTAAGTATTTATAACCACCATCGTTATTATCAAATACTAAACCAGGAGCACTTGTTAATCTGGTACCATCATAATATCCAATACCTTTTGTAGAATTTTGATTGGTTTGACGTAGATATGAAGAAGTCAGTGAACGTGTTGCGGTACCATAAAAGCTACCACTAAAACTGCCGCTAGCTTTACCTTTAAAACTTCCAGTGAAGCTTCCGCTGTAAGATCCAGTAGGATTGTTAAAGATAAATGATGCAAGATTATTTAAAGTACTTTTACGAGAATATAAAGATGATCCGGATTGAATCGTTAAAATAATATCACGACCTTTTAAAGCGCTATAACTAGCTAACTTACTTACTTTTATCAATTGGACGTTTAAACTATTACAAGGTGTTGACATATGTTATAAGTATATTTTTTATTTATAATAGAATTTAATTTTCCAAAAACTAGGATCTATTGTCACCGCACTTCCATCTGATTTTTTATTAATTAACCAAGCGGTATTTAAAAAAGATGCGCCTACATAAGTTGAATTGGACCATGAAGTGATTGCTGTAAATTCATCATCGGCACCTCCTGAATCATATATTACGGCAACAGCTTCAACTTCATCATTCACAATATATCCAGCAGTAGTATCGTTTGTTACACATATTAGAACCGATCTAAAATAATAAGGAGTTGAACCCAAATAATGTGTATATTCATATTTACTTCCCTTATAGCTGTTAACCGTAAGTGGAGATGTTTGAGTTAAAATTCCAAGTGGATTTGGAGAATCACTCTTTAAATAACTAGCACTTACAGCATGACTTCCAGTACCCCAGAAACTTACCGATTTAGTACCCTGTATTTTATATCCACCAGGACCACCATAAAAACTACCAGTGATAGATGTGGATGATATCTTTTGGTTAACCTGTAATGCTGTAGATATAGTTACCAATGTACCATCATCAACTATAGATGATAAACCCAACTTACTAGTACCACTAAATTTTGGAAGTGTATTTGCAACGCCTCCACCTGAATTCATCGATGTGGTAACATACGATTTTGCCTGTGCAGCACTGATACCACTACCACCACCAATAACATTTTCGGCCCAAGTAGCAAATGATGAAGTTCCATAAAATCTTGCACTTTTTGGAACACCAGTACCATTGTCCAATACCAAGTTTGATGTTGGTGAATAAACATCACCGGTAATATTACCAGTAACACTACCAACGACGTTACCTGCAACGTTGCCAGTAACATTACCCGCAACATTACCCGTTAAGGTACCAACAACGTTACCAGTAACATTACCTGTTACTGGCCCAGTCAATTTGCCTTTTAAACTACCTGTAAATCCAGTAGAAGCACTTCCTGTAATACCACCAATTGTATTTGTAATCTTCTTTGTAAATAACGCACCATTTACAGGAGCAAAAGTAAGACTTGTAGGACTTATAGTAGCAGTAGTGCCAGCACCTATTGATAAACTATTACGTATAGTTAAATCATAAAGATTTGATGTGGTATTATTTGCACCATAAAATGCGCCTGTAAACTCATTGCCGGTACTACTAAACTTTACGGTAGTAGCATACGAAGTTAAACTACCCAACACTTTGTTGGATAATTGTGTTATAGTAGCTTTTCTTGTAGAATTGCTATCAGCGTTTACAGATTGAATGATGAATAAATCATTATTGTTCAGATTAGACACCGATGTTAAATCTGAAATTAATCTACCTCTATTGGATATTACTACTGCCATAATATATAATTATCAATCAAGTTAGCTTTTTTAACTTTTTTAATATATATTTGACTAATCCACTTCTCACA